TGCGCTGGGATTCCGCCGGCGTCAATAGGGAAAATGCGCCCGTCCTGGCTGCGGTCGAATACTGCAGTCCGCCGGTCCAGCGTAGCCAGCCAGCGTTTGCCGTCCAGGATATCGGCGTTCTGCCGGTATAACTCCGTGGCACCCCAGGCAGACGCCCTGTTTAACTCGGTCCGGGCCAGCCTGGTAGCATTGTACCAGCCTTCATTCGCCCGTTTCTTGATTTCGATAGCTGCCTGCTGCACCGACCAGCCCCCGACAACCGCCTGGGATATGACTTCTTCCATTTTCGCGGCCAGGAACGCCGTATTCTTGCGTATGCGGTCAGAAAACCGGGCGCCTATCCAAGGTATTTCGGCTACCGCTAGAACCGCCTGGTTTGTCAATAGCGGCGTATTAACAAAAATACCGGCTTCCGCCTGTAAGTAAAAACCGTGGACATAATAAGCATTTTGATACTCCCAAGCCCAGCGGTCCGACAGCAGGGTATATTCTTTCCCTTCAACCTCTTTCAGGGCTACGAATATCTGTTTACGGACCGCTTCCAAACGTGTCATTTTACCCCGCCAGGCCTGTACCCGCTGTGGGTCTAACTTGCCGTCGATTCCCGCTTCCCGGTAAAGCCGGTCAATGTCAACCTGAACCTTTGTAAGCGCGTTCCGGTAATACTTTCGCAGCTTTAATGCCTGGGCTTCGATTCTTTTCTGTAGAGCCTTTTTGTACTTAATAACCTGGTCGTCCATGTCGCTAAACCCCCGATATTTTAACAGGCTGGGCGGGATACCGACTCCCCGCTGCTAACAAACCACCCGCCCCGTTTGCGGTCCCGGCCTTTCGGCAGCCTGTTTTAAGCGCTTAACGCTGGGGCGTCCCCAGCCTTTTTATTCTGTGCCGGCAGCCGCCGGGTCGTCTTCGGTACCTGCGTTGTACATGTAGTCCTCGACCTCTTTCGCCCGTGCGGCCCGCTGCTGCTTCATGCGGTCGATAACGTCGGCCGGGTCCTCTACAAACCAGAGCAGCGAGTACAGTTCTTCGTCGGGGACCTTGTCGATAAGCTGTATAACCATGTCGACAATCTCTTTGTAGTTCTGCGGCAGGGACCTAGTGAATGTTGCCGTCAGCCAGTCCGCGTCAAACAGTGTAATCGGCGGCTCGACCGGGTTCCCAGCGTCGTCCTTGCCCCGGATAATCTGCACAATTCTTTCGGCGTCCAGGACACCGTTTTCGGCCAGTCGCTTCGCGTTCAGCATATCGGTAACTATTTCCATAAGCCGATAAATAGCTTTCGCGAAGTAAACTTCCTTTTCTGAAACCTTAATGTCCAGGCCCGCGTATTTCATTTTTATTTCTGTTGCCGTGGCCCCGGTCAAGTTATCCAGTCGCGGCGTACAGGTTACTTCGTAAATGGTGTTTTTAATCCGGTCCGCGTGTTTTTCGACCCCGTCGACCTTTTGGTCCCAGCCTATAAAGTCGATATCCGCTTCCTTTGCCGGTGTCTTCGTGGATATCGCCCGGGCTTTCCGCATTAGCAGGACGTCTTCCTGGTTGACGTCTACCCCGACCATTTTAAGGTATGGGTCCGCGAAGTAGTCGTTACGGTCAGCGCTGCCGGATAAAATTTTCGCGTATTCGTCCAACAGGGTAAGGACCCCGCCGCCCAGGTCAGAAACCCCGACCCGCTGCAGCCGCTTTTTAGCGTTCGCGGGCAGCTTGTTTATGAATATGGCCGCCGGTATCCCATTAGTAAAATGCTGTACCGGGTTTCCCAGCCCTGTTTCCGGGTCGATTTCGGTATCGTCCAGGACGAATTCGCTTTCCCCTTTTTGTATGTAGTAGCTGATATATTTTTCGTCGTAGACTTCGACCCGGGTCCTTTCTTCCGGCTTCCCGCTTTCCATGGTTTCGATAGTGTAGTACCGAATAAGCAGCTGCAGGCGGCCCCGCATATCGTAAACCGGTAAACACTCATTAGCCGGAAATTCGTCGAAGTTAATGTCCCCGTTTTCGTCCAGCCAGGCGATAATAACGTCCTGCCCGGCAATACCGCCCTGCTTCGCCAGTTCCCGGAATACGGCGTCCGAGTTGTTAGACCATAGGACAGCGTTAAGCGCGTTCCGGTATTCGTCTAATACTGCAGCGTCGACCGTGTCTTCGCCCCCGGTCGTCTTCGGCGGGTCGACGGTTACCTTCGGCGGCTTACCGACCATATAGTTAACCGCGAAGTCGACGATAATGGCCGCGTAATTTGGGACTATCTTGTTATTTGGGTCGTCCTCCCTTTTAGGCTGCTTGCTTAATATGGCCCAGGTATCGCCGTCATAATAACCCTGAAATTTTTCGATATCGACCAGAATTTTCTTATGGTCGGTAATAAGGTCGTTAATCCAGCCGCCTTTATCAGATACCCAGGCGACCGGGTTCGGCGTCCCGGGTATCTTTCCCAGGGTTTCCGGTAATACTGAAACGACTGCCACTTTTAGACCCCCTTTGTAGTTTAAACTTTAAAACGTCCGGTCGAAGGCGCGGGCTTTCTTGTAACCCGGGTCCCGCATAAGTAAAGCCGCCCGTATCATCAAAAACAGGGCGAAAACTATGTCGTCGTGCGGTACCCAGGAAACGCGCTGCGGCCAGGCGACCGTCGGCGGTAGGTCCGGCGCAGTCGGCCATTTAGCGGTCCCCGGGACGTAATAATTTATTTGCTGCTGCCGTTTTGCGACCCGAATTAACCGGATAAGCTGGGCCAGCATTTCGGACCATAAATCCTTCAACCCTTCAAGCGGTACCGGCGGTATTTGCAGGCGCCCTTCGGCAGCAAAGGAAAGGACCTGGTAACCCAGGCGGCTTTTATTTTCGTCCCCAGCGTCTTTAAACCTGTAGGCTTCCGCGACTTCGGCCTGCCGCTGTAGAAATTCGACACAATGGGAAACCAGGGCTTCCCCGATACCGGTCGCGTCGCCTGAAAAGGCATTTACTTTCCAGTATTTAAGTTTTGCTTCGACCTCTTTCCGCTGCTGGGCCTGCTTTTTCCCGGTCCAGAAATAAATATGAACCGGTACGACCGTAAGGTCCGGCTGGACCTCCCCGATAACCAGGACCGTACTGTCCCGGCGCTGGGTACCCGGCCCCTGGTCCAACTGCGTCGCGTTTTCGTCTTCGCCTGCAGCGTCCAGGCCCGCGACATAGGTAAAACCGGGACGCGGCCCGGTTAACATGGTAAACTGATTCGCCAGCATACGACCGACCTGGTCAGGTCTGAAAAACAGGTCCAGGCTGTCGATAAACTTTAGCTTGTACTGGGTCAATATGGTTATATGGTCGGGACCCAGGCGCCGGATTTCAGCGTCAACCGCTTCCCTGTAGTTCTGGTTATACCTGCCGACTTCTTCGTCGTCGATAATATAAAGCAGTTTCGGCCTGTACCCCAGCTTTACGGCCAGCTGCTGTTCCATTTCCAGGGCTTCTTGCACCTTGCCATAAATAAATGTGTCCTTGGTCCAGGCCACTCCGTAGAATACCCTCGTAGCCCCGTAAAACACACCCATCGGCCCGGCATCCCGCTCCCACTTCGGACCGTCGACGTCCTGGGTTTCGTCTGTCTCTATCAGGGTCCTGGCCGTACATGACGCGATATTCGCAGTCGGCGCACAGCTCATAAATGCAAATTGGTTGTCTTCCGACTTCCCGCCAATGTGATATTTAAAACCTTCGGACTTCTTCCACTTGCCCCGGGACGCTGGGGACCCTGACAAGCCGCCCTTGTCCCGTGACCCTTCAAGCCGGTTCATGCTGGTATAAATCTGCGGCTTATGCACCGGCGCGAATTTTATGCCGCTTACGGGCTTCCTGAAGTACCATCCGTACAAAAGCAAATATTGTTCGATAAACGCGCTTTCTTCGTTCTTGCCCGACTGCCGGGACTGCATCACGACAAAAAGCCAACCCAGGCGGTTAATGCAGCTGTAAATGACCGCGTCCGCGACCTCCAGCTGGTAAGGGAATGGGTCAACCCGCCGTAGAACGCGAAACGCCTCTCGGAGGTTTTCCCGCTTGAACAGGTCCCCGAAGTCCTGGAACATGTTATACGGGACCCCGGCCAGGGCATCCGCGACAGCTTTATTCGGGACCAGACGCAGGGTAGGCGCCCCGCTTACGTCATCCGTACAGTTCTCTATTTTGTAGGCGGTTTCGGCCATGACTGCCCCCTTGTTTACCTGCTCCGGTTCAGGCGGCGGACTGCAGCCATCCAGAATTCGCGTAGCTTTACAGTCGGCGCGACGCGCTTAGTCCATTTAACGTATTGCATGCTTACAACCCCTCCCGTTTGTCCTTGTCTTCAGCCGTGACCGGCTGCGCGTTTACCGCGCCCCACGTATTCGCGGCGACCTGCTGCTGTGCTGCCATTAGCTCTTTATTCATATCGCCAAGGGCATCGGGGACGTTGTCGCCCTTGATAATGGCCTGCTGTTTCACCAGCCGGGCCAACGTGTCCAGTGCCCGCATAAGGACCGGGTCGTCGATATCGCCCCGGATGTAAAAATTCTTGTACTTCTTGAAGTTCTCGGCCCGGACGATTCGGCCTTCCTGGATTTCGACAGGCTCGACCGTTTCCATTTCTTCGGTCCAGACACGCTTCCCGGCCCGCTCTTTCAGGTATGTAATTATTTTTGCCTTCTGCATGTTTATTTCGGGCTGCAGGTCCAGGGCGACTTCGCCGGTCGCGTTCAGTTCTTCGTAGGTCTGCAGTTCCTTACCACTCAAGACCTGGCTGTAAAGGCCGTGCTTCCGGGGTACCTGGTTCCCCGGCGGAAACGGGTTAGGGTTACGGCCTATTCCCTCATGCCCTCGGCAGCGTCCGGACCCGATGTGTGGAGTTCCCCAGCCGGCGCGACGTAAACAAGGACGGCCGCCGCTACGGGGAACAGGCGCACCACAGCGCCAGTAACCGGCAAAATAGTTTAAGTCGTCCATGCCGGGCGGTCTGTCAGGTGCCTGCGTATCGGTTTTCGGCAGCTGCTTTTCGTCGGTCATGTTTCGGACTTCCCCTCTAGTTTAAACTACAAAATTATGGGCTTCGCTTATAAAAAGTGTCCGCGTAATTACGTCTTGCTTTAGAGCGTATTTCCATATTCTGCAAACGAAAAACCCAACAAAAA